TTACGATCATTAAAATCCATATTGTCAAATGATTCACCATCTAAGAATATGGCTTTCTTTTCTGGATTATATTCTTTGGCCAACTTCTTAACACCATAGTCATCAGCGTGTGCAATTAATGTACGCCATACTAACCAAATAGCATCTTTCAAGCCTTCAGCACAGTTTTTAACTGTATTGTCTTGAATAATTTGGTTAGGACTTAGAGCTAAGTTTAACTTTGCTCCTGAATTACCTGGATCCATAATTTCTGGATTGAATACATCTTGCGGACTTGTCATACCAGTCATTGCCATACCATCATTCTGCATACGTTGTAGCGTATTGTCTAAGAATGTTGGATTACCTTGTGGTGTAGGCATTGCATAGATATCTGTTGCTGGATTAAACTTACTGTCCAAGATAAAGATTGCGGCTTCACCGTCTTGTATTTCTTCAAAGTCTACTTTATCTGGTTTAACACCAATACGTGGGGTTGATTGTAGCAAGCCCATCATTAACTCTGCACGATAACCAGAGGTCATATACTCTTGCATAGGAGTTACTGATTCAGCAATACTCATACCATAGAAGTTTTGTGGTAATGGCTTTGGACACATATTGGCTACAGGAATAAATTCTACTTCGCGAGCACTAATAACATACTGTCCTGAATAGATTAGTTCAACAAGTTCCAACTCGCCGTCGCCGTCAATATCATAGCGATTCCATACAGTAAGAACAGTAACTTGACGTGCTTCTGGTTCTTGTGCGGAATATCCTTGCGCTGGGAGTCCATTAATAGGCACACTATCACGAGCATGAATGGCCAAGTTATTGAGTAAGCTACCAGCCTGATAAGAGCCCACGTTTGAGTATTCAGCATAGATCTTAAACTCCTCCAGATCAATGTCTGGATACAATTCAGTTGCTTCTTGAATACTCATTGGTTTGTAGAAACCGCAGAATGGTTGATCTTGTACTTCAATAACAGTTGGATCACACATCCAATAGTGTTGTGCAATAGGACGGAACTTAATGTTTAATGTATAACCAGTAAGTTTGTACTCTGCATCATAGATAGTGTTACGTGCAATAGCTTCATCTAATGCATCTTCACCATTTTGTAGTTGTAAATTGTTTTCTTGTGCAAAATCTTCTGTAGGATCTTGTGCTGTATCGCCTTTGGCAATAGCACGGCTACGATCAATACGTGCTTGTATTTGTTGTTCAGCTTGTGCTTGATCCGTTGATTGTAGGAACTGTTGTGTCTCTGCAACTACCTTAGCCATATCTACTGATTTCTTACGGCGACTATTACGTTTGGCTGTTAGACCTTGTTCTTCAGCTTGTTGTTCAAAGGCTTTAAGTTGGTCTAATGTACCTGTAGTAGTTACATAGCGTACAACTTGCTCACGCATTGGGCTGATTAGCATTTCGCCATTCTTGTGTAGACAAGCATCCATTACCCAATGTTGTAGAATAAAGTGCGGATCATTGTTTTGATTAATCAACTTGTGTACCATATTGGTAGCTTGACGTGCCGCGGCTTCGTCATCTTCGTTATCTGCAACGAATTCAAAGTTAATCTCGCCATTCTGTGCCATACCTTTAACAATTACACTAGTAGCGTAATCTACAGTAGGTTTAACTACAGGGTGGATATAGTCTAAACCGTTTACAGGTTCAGTTGACTGTGTCATTGCTAATACAAGGTAATGATAATCGCTTGTACGGTTAATGTTGTTCTTGGTAGCTAACAAACGTAAGTTTGCCGCACACTTTTGATCCAACAAGCTCTTCATTTTTACAAAACGAGCCAATGAGCCAGTGTTTGTGTTTAGATTGCTAACAACTACGTTTTTTAAATCCAACATTATTAAATACCTTTGTTTATTTTATTATTTATGCCCTACTCATCAGCAGAGTAAGTGCGTTTCCAAGCAGGACGGTCTGCTGTGTTTTGCTGTAGTTTGCGTACACGCATATTGTGTGCGGCATCGCGGAATCGTTGTTGCGGACTACGGTTATCCCACTCTTCTGCCCAGCCATTTAAGCACCCAAGCAATGCGTAACGAGCAGAATCAATACAGTCATCTGGATCACTAAACCTGCCCTTGTCATCCACATAATAGTTTTGAGCTTCTCTAAGAAATTCAACACAGTTTTCATTGACGTGAAAAGTCCCCATTTCAAGCATTTGACGCATTACGTTAATACCAAACGCTTTATGATTAGTAGTACGTCCTTGATCATCAGGCGGATTGTGTATTGGCTCTGGATATACGTTTAATTCGTATTGTTCAAATAGCTGTCTAATACTTAGTGCTGACATAGTATAGCGGCCTACGGTTCCCGCATCAGGTGGTAAGACAATAGGACATCCAAACACTTCAGGACGCATTAGATTTTGTATGTAGTTGATAGGATTGGCCTCTTCTGTGCCCTTGACTACTATTTGGCGATCTAACCAAGCTTCAGATCCATTAGGATCCCAGTATATAAGACTAAGCACGGTCTTGTCATTAACAAGTCCCAAGTCCAATGCGATAAGACGTAGTAGACCACTAGTATTGCGGAAATCATAAGTCCCGTTTTTATAAGTAGGCCAGTTTCTAATTTGGAAAACAGCTCCTTTACCCATAACAGGAACACCATTGCGACGAGCATCTCGCTCATGTGGGAGATAATCTCGTTCAAGTTGTAACCTCGTAGAATTTAATAAGAATGGTTCGCCCCAAGGATCGTATTCAGGTACATCATCCCAGCTGACACGAATATGCTCATAACCTTCTTCATGATGCCAGAACTTTGATACTAATCCGTTAAGTCCTTTGAGTGGGGTAAACGAACACAGTACTTGTCCTTGTGTAGTAGCTGTTCGCGTAACAATCTCACTGAAAAAGTCATCTGGCGGTTGCTCATCAAAAACGGCCAGGTTGAGTTTGAAACCCTGCATCTGTCTAACTTCCTGTGTATAGTTAGCAAACAACAAATAACTTTTACTACCAGATATGTGGCGTATTTCAACGCCAATACAATTAGCGCCATCGCTTCGCATAGTTTCCGTAATAATACAATCACGGGGTATAGCACCAGTGCCAATATGGTCTCGTATCTTAACATCGTTAGTTCCTAATAGTTCATTTTGTAATACAAGTGCAACCTGACTCCAGCCCTCACCAGCTACCATAGCTGTTACAGGTTTATCAAAGCGACGTCCCGTCCACCATTCAGGATACCTACCAGTTAGGTGCATGGCTGTTTCATAACAGGTACTTACTGTTTTTCCAATACGGTTTGCAGCCAGGATACCACGACGATCACTTGAACCAGTGGCAAAGAAATCAAGTTGATGTTTAAATGGACGAAAGTATTTGAGTTGATTGTATTCCATATCGTCGCGAATGGAAATACCCAGCTCTTGAAAATGCATTTTTATTGATCCAGTATAATTAACTACATCATTGATAGGTATTTTATGTTGATCACAGACATAACGTACTGCACGACGCATTAATACTGCTGGATCTAACATTTAGAATCCTTTAAGGATAGTGTCTAATAACTGTGCTGTCTGAGCAAGGTCGCGTAGCTCCTGCGTTGACATACGCCAAGTGTCAGGATCCGCTACATCGCAACTATCACGCTTGTCCAAACCAGCTTGCAAGCGTTCCATAGTTAAGCGTAGGCAATGCTGTACTTGTCCAGGATACTTTAACATAAAAGCATCACGATGTACAGCATTTACCTTTTGCAAGATTTTAGTATCAGCTACTAACTTGGCCTGTTGTTGGCGATCACGTTCAGCATCAAAGCCAGGTGCATTTACCATTAGACATTCCAAGGATTGTCAAGTGCTTGTGCGGCATCGCCACCAATAACGAAATCACGATCAATCCAAGTTTCCCACTGTGATTTATTACCAATTTTCATCTTGGTCATAAAGTTTTTTAAGCGTGTGCCAATAGGAGTAATACGTCCATCCGCATAGCGAATGATTTGTTCGCCTGTGCGTGGATCAACCCATACAAACTTGTCTGGTACATCCTTACCATATTTGTTTACACGATTACCAATGGCACGTTGAGCCATGGGGCCAATGATTTCATAGGTAATGGTATTGTCAATATACTTACGGAAGATTACTGAACACTTTTGTCCCATAGCACTCCATTCTGGATCTGGATGTGGGAATGTATCAGCTTGGAAGAATGTAACTGGCTTGTGGCCAAAGATTTCCTTAGGCTGTGGTGGTAATGTTTTTAATGGATCAACAGGAACAATATCGTTCTTGTCCATATAAGGATTTTCACCACCAATAAGTTCTGCGGGTGGCATTAGACCATTAAGTGTATCCAGGGCAATCTGATACTTGACCTTGTTGCTACGACCTTTTAGATTTAATACCACGCCAGTTTGATCATAGACAAACTTTTGTAGTTCGCCAGCCGTAGGGAAGTCTGACATTAGGCCTTCTAAGTCAAATCCTAAATCTACTGGTTCTTTTGTTACGGGTTCCGCGAATGCGGGTGCTAGAGTTTTTGTTTCTCGTTTCATTACAGTTCCATTCCTTTTTTAATATTTGCTTGTTCTCTTACTTCTGAATAATCATTTGGTGCATCATTAACAGTAATAAGATTTGCTTTTTGTTCCATTGCACGGCGACGTTCATCACGATCTTCATTATAAGCAATTCTTACACGCCAGAAATCTACTTCATTTTTATCTGAATCAATTTGTTCTTGTAAATATTTGCGTGTGCGATCAAGACTTGGGCCATTTTGTATATTAAGTTCATCTTTAATAATGGGCACTGGTTCTGTACCAGCATAAGCGTGATTACGCAATGCAATCAGCTGATTCAGTTCTTGTAATAATGGACGGATCTGACGACGCTTGATCCAATTTGGAGTGCACCAAGATATGATGCCTGATACTAGTTCTACCACAGTGGGATTCATTTCCTTACCTTTCAATAAAATAAAATATGAGTGTGTTAAGGACACACTCTAAACCTTTATAGAAGTATTATTGTTATTATACTTTAATACTTATTACTACGGAGTTTACAAGTTAATCTTTGTACTTAGTCTTACGAGCTGTGAAGCGACGGATTTGACTATTAGCTTCAATCTGACCTGACTCAGGGACTTCGTGTTCGCCTGGATTAGCTTCTAACTCTGCGGCACGTCCTGCAAATGCACGTTCAATCATATCTGCTAATGGCTTACGTTCCTCTTTCTGATCTAAGAAGTTGCCACGTTTGGCCTTGTGTGCACCTTCCATACCTACACGTGGTCCTTGTGCTACATTGACGTTGTCACGTGCATAGGGATTGCGACTAAATTTGGTACGCTCATCAGCGGTATCTCTACGATCTGATTCAACTTCTTTTAGAATACGTACTTTACCTAATTGTTCTTTTGACATAGTATTAACCTTAATTATTTCTTATGGTGAAACGACTTTAAGGTCTCTGCAAGGTGAGCACGACGAGCTTCAACGCCACCCTTACGCTCTGCGGCCTTAAGTTTCTTCTCTGGAATTGGTTCTCCAGCTTTAACGTGTAGTTCTTTGTGTAGGATACCAGGATGCTTAATAGCGCCCGCGATCCATTGTTTGCCTTTGGTAATCATAATAGTTCCTTATGCTACTGGTGTAATATGTACTGTAGCTGTACCTGTAACAGCATTGGCTGCCACAGTAATGTTACTATCAAATGCACCAGGTACGCCAACTTGAATAATCTTACTTGAATTATTCTGAATGGTAATGCCAGACTGTGGCGTACCAGCTGTGGGTACTGTGGCTGTTACTGTGCCAGCTGTTAACGACCAATTAACAAATACATCATTAGTAGTGTCTAAGTTTTCAACAAGGATACTTTGGATGTTGTTAGAACCAGCTGTAACATAAGTCTGTGCTGACGTTGTAGAGGCCGCTATGGCAAATGTTGGACCCAATGGGAAAACGTTTGTGCTTGTACTTAATGACATTATCTTTCAGCCTTAGTAATATAAATCTTATCAGGATTGCTAACGTGTGGACGCTTACCGTGTGCTTCAATGGGATGACCTTCTTTGGCTGTAGCGATAGTATAACGTTCAGGATCCTTGGTCGCTGATGGACCAATACGTTCCATACGGTCTGTATGACAGTCAGACGCATTGCCTTTTATGGTTTTGTTACCATAGTTTTCTTTAGCTACAAGGCCACTGTGGTTGCCAGCTAAACGATGTGTCTTCTCACTACGGTTAACGCCATCGCCCATTTGTCCGTTAAAGGCAAAGTCTGCACCATCGCCTGCTTGATCACGACGACGTGGCTCGTGTGTTGTTCCTTCATTCTTATGTATTGTGTTGCTAGGCTTGCGAGCCAATGTTGTATTCTTCATTTAGATTACATTCCTTTTAATTTGCGTACAGCGTGGTGATCATCTTCGTGTTTGCGACCATCAATATGCTTTTCATTCTTAGGATGACTATGGCGTGTTTGCATAGCTGGATTCTCTGGGTGATGTACTGCACGTTCAACACCCGCCATATCAGCCGCCGCTTCGTGTGCTTCTGACATACGTGGACCATCAATACGGCCAGACATTGTCTTTGTACGTTCAGCACGTTCCGCTTCACTACCTTGTTTCATTACCATACTAGTTGGGTTAAGGTTGTATGTACCTTTTAAATGTTTAGCGGCCATTATAGCTTGTGTCCTTTTTCTGTCATGTCTTCTGCACTCTCAGGTGCGTGTTCTGATTTGTGTGCCTTGGTGCTCATGCCCATAACTTCTGTTGGGCGTACTTCTTCACCTGCCGTGTGCTCGTGATAGTGACTACTACGCTTAGAGCTATGGTCACTATGGTGTGCGTGTTCTTTATGCTTAGGAGCATGATGACGCTTGCTGGATTCAGCTTCATGCTTCTCACTGTATGCAATAGCAACTGCTTGCTTCTGTGGCTTGCCCGCTTGCATTTCAGTAGCTACATTCTTACCAAATGCTTTAGGACTTGTACTCTTAATTAATGGCATTGTGTCTTAACCTTGTTATAAGTTTATTTATGTTAGTTAGCAAGCCCAGGGAAACTGCGTACACCAGGATTGGCTGTTGTTGGATTTAGCTTGGCTATGGCTTTGTCACCAAACTGTCCTGTCGCTGTTGTGCCAACAACTGTTTCTTTATAGTGCTTGCTACGATGTTCACTGTGCTTGCTATGGTGTTCAAAGTTGTCAATGCTTGCTGGTGTTTGTTTATGTTTGGGCTGTGGCGACTCTACAAAGCCGTTGCCCTCTTTGGGATTGGCTGTACTTGTGCCGCTAGGCTTGTGGGTCTTAGCTAATGTCTCACGTAGTGGTTTTACTTGTGCTGTCATGTTATTGTCCTATATTTGGACCAAATATAGGACCATTTGGATTAACCATTGTAGCGCCATACTGAGCTGAGCCCATTTGGCTACCACTACCAGGATTAGCCATAGTAGCGCCGTATTGTGCCATTACTGGTCCTGGCACTACTGGCGCATTGTATGCAGGTATCTGATCACTCTGTGCCACAGGGCTCGTGGGTGCTACTGCACCTGAACTAAACGTGCTCTGTCCTTGTACAGGATTCAAGCTCCCATTCTGTGGCTGTGCGGGTTGTATGGGATTAGGTTGTCCAAAGCTATTGTTAAACTGGCCTATAGTTGGTTGATTATAGTTAGGCACCATACCTTGCTGGCTTATGGCACCGCTTACATTAGCTTCACCTAACCCTGGGTTTGCACCGTTTAGTTTACCTTGACTCATTGTTTACCTTTGTTGTCCACGGTAGACAGGCTCTTTAACGCTTCTGCGAAAGCTTCAGCCTTTTGAGCCGTGGTGTCTTCTGAAGTAATAGTTTCTATTTCTTGTTTGTCAGCTACTAACTTACCTAAGAGAATCTTTTCATAATCGCGCACACCAGCGTGGTCATCACGTTGAATAGCTGTGGCATAACTGATAGCTACACGTTCAGCAAAGGTCATTCCAACGTGGGTTTCTATATGGCCCATTAGATCTTCTAAGGTGATCTTATTGGTACTACCTTTCTTACGCCCTGCGCCTGGACGTGCACCACCTCTTGATGGTGTCTTAACCTTGTAGCGAGGCGTGTTTGCGGACTTTACTTTAACTGTATTAGACATAATGATATTTATGAAAGAGATTCCGTGAGCGGTAGGCGAACGTGCTAACTTGCCCTCTCCAGCTTCACCGCCCATTTCTTAGCGTGTTTGACTATATTTCTAAGTTGTCCCCAAGTTGAATAATGTATTTCTACACGTTCTCCTTGCCTGACAGCCCAAATCTTCATTTATCTCTGTTTTTAACTATCCATAATCTACGCTGTTCCGCCATATCTACAACCGTTCTTGAATACTCTTGAAATATCTTTAGGTTAACGATGGCTATAGCCACTTGTATATTACCTTGTACGACTTTAGCGGTACCTGGGATAGTGTTTGCTTGCATTACATACTTATAGCCGTAAAAAACCCTAACTTGCTAAGGAAACCCAATGACGTGGGCGAAGAACAAGTTAGGGTAAAACTATTATATAGTTTTATCTTAAACGCCAGGCTATGTATAACAATAACACTATAACTAAGATATGGAACACGTTTGACTCCTTGTAGCGGATAACTTCTCTACTTCTTGTAAGTCAGTTATTTGATCTTCCTCACACGCATACATTTCACATATATCTAATACTGCATCCATACGATCTGCGGCCATCGCGTGATAGATTTCTGGTTCATCTAATAAACGATATTTGAATACTTTCATTCAGCAATCTCCTCCTTGACATATTGATATACAAAATAACCAATGCGTAAAAAGTCTTTGGCACTATCGTTAAATCCAACAACACGACCCAAGTCATTGACAATGCGATATGGTCCTGCTCGTTGATCGCGATAGTCTAAGGCTAACTCTACATCATCAATAACAATAGACCAGTTAGTGTCTGAACTTGCCATCCAAAGTTCTACTATTTCGCGGAACTTGGCATTAAACTCATCATCAGTAGTGTTTATAGTAGTAATCATTCTGCGGCCTCCACGCTCTCTAACCCAAACCATTGCTGTAATGTCAGATGCTCTGGCGTTGTCAGTTTAAGTTGTTCATATAATGCTTGTATTTGATCTACAAGTTGCTGTTGCTGTGCGGTCAAGTTCATTCTTCTAACTCCATTAAAGCTTCTACAAACTGATCTTCATCCATCGCCCAAATAGCATTAGCAATATCATATTCATTAACAGTAGGCATTGTTGCTAACTTGGCCCAGGATAAGTTTGCTAAAGTTTGATCTAAGATATCAATGAAGAACTCATCTGACCAACATTCTTCAAAACTGCTATCTGGACAATAGTTAAGTTGGTGAAATGCTGTAATAATAGCCATTGATCTGACTGCGGTAATATTCATTTTACTTCCTTTGTTGTTAGTTGATATAAACATTATACATTAACGTGATTTATTGGTCTGTTGTCTTTTTACAACGCCTACGACTACAACGACGCACTATATATGGTTTAGGTTCTTCCAAAGAGTCAATCATTCCTTGGGCTCTGTTGATTTCATCTACCAACTGACGAGCATAAAGTTGCCAGCTTGCTCGCTGTTCTTCTTTGGTAGGTTCTGCGATGGGTTCTACACGGGCTTTAGGAGGTTTTTTAACAAACTCTACAATAGCCGCTATCAACCACATACAAAAGATAATCCACATTACTTCAAGCACGTTAACTCCTTGTTTTTAACTGTACAACTATTATACATTAAACTGATTTTGTGGTCTGTCGTCTTTTTACAACGGTTTATAATAGTCTGGGTTTGAGCAACCAATACGCAGGGCCCAAATGTTGATCCTGGTCAGTGCTTGATATTCTCTGGCGGGTTCTGCCAGTAGTTCTGGATTGGTACGTGGTATGCCAGCACGTTGTTGGTTCAGTTCTAACTTGGCTACTATATCTTCTATTCTGGGACAGTCAGCATCTACTACTGTATTGTCGCGAAGTTGTTGTAGAGTTAATGGGGCAGGTTGATATGGTTTATGAGCACAGCCTGCTAATAATAATACTAAGATAATACCGCGCATATTAGACCTTGTATAAAAAAATACCCCAACACCATTGTCAGGGTATTTCCGTTAATAAAGTATCAAATAATAACGGATCTCTCCATAGTTAAACTTCATTAACTCCCCAGTTTGTAACCAAACCCTGTCAAGTGTTTGCCTGGGGTACCAGCTTAATCAATTACACTTTTTATCGTGCAAGCATAGTATACTATTCTTGTGTTTTATGGTCAACTGTGTCTTTTGCCATTTTGCGTCGCCGCCTATGTCCATATTCAATGCCTTCGCGTAGGTTATAGCTTGTCTTGTTGGTCTGCTTGTCAACGACATCCTTGGTTTGAATTACACGTCCATCTGGTAAACGTAGTGTTTCTGGTGGCAATAACTTGGGAGGCTTCGCGTTCTTTGCTCGTTTGGCAGGTAGACGGGCTAATGGACTTTTATATGGCATAGCCATATTTACGGTTAGATCAGGGTACGTGCCATTCTATTTGAGTCAATAGGTATTACTACCCAGTTTGCGCTTGCTATAGCTATAAGTGCTATGTTAGCGTGATCTTCAGGAACATAGTAGGCCGCGTGTGGGCTACGAACTGGGGCTCCTTGTGGCCATATCAAACGAACCAGATTAGGATGCGCTACAAGGTCGTCTTCAGTCAGTTGTAAATAGCGCATTGAACTTGGGAGTTGGTTTAGCTACTGCTTTAGTTGTAGTAGAATCATATTTGCTTGGCGGATTATTTGGCACGTTAACGCCATTGTAGCGATTAATCACTTCACGCATACTGTTCATTTGACACCAGGCAAACTTTTTATACTCCTTGGTATCCATTACACGATCTTTGACACGTGCGTCTTTTGAATCCAAGATATTGCGTGTAGTCAATAGGATATCCAAGTCACTATTGGTAAAGCTGGCAGGGCTTTTGGTGCGTATAGTATCTAATGCGTGATGTATATCTTCCCATTCCTGCGTGGTAAGTTGATGCAACCAAGGAGTCCAAATACGTGCGTGATCATCACGTTCCAGTCCACCATCAGCACGACAAATATCATTAAGCACATCAGTCCATTTGTCTATGATTTCTACACCGTTTAATAAGTTAGGCATTTCTATTTCCTTTTCAAATCTTTATAATGTTGTTGACTTAGCCATTTAATGTGTTTATGGCATTTAATGCAATACAATTCGCCCTTGTGTGGTCCACGTCCAGGACGCACAGCAATGGGATGTTGACTATGGTCTTTGGGCATATCATACCTTTAGAATCTTAAATTCAGTTGGTTGCATATTACGCACAGGTTCACTGTAGCCAGCGTAGTGTTTCATTTCATTCCAGGTAATCTTGCCTATTACTTCTGCATCTTCTACCCATAAATGATAATGCATATCATCGCCATCCATCCAGGCTACCATACTGGTTAATGGAACCATTTTAAGTTTCATTCCACCAGTGCGTCCAGTTTTGCGATAACAGGCTTTGCCTAACCAAGCAGAATCCAAATCATTATACTGTTCCCAAGCAGAGTTTAATGCTGGATCTTGTTCCCAGCCTGTGGGTAGATTTGTATAGTATTCACTGCGCTTGTTGGTTAAACGCCATTTGAGTTTGAGGAATTCAGTATTGCTGTTTACACTCATATCCATATTGAATGCCAAACGTGTGTAGCGTGTGCCATCATTGTCGTTGGCTTTGGGATGCAACATACTTAAACGCATATAGCTTATTTGGTTGCGGGTGATCGCGGGTCTCTCTCGCATTATCTCCTGCCTTATGGCTTGACAGTCATTTGCCGTAGGCAAAGGCTGTGGAGACGAAGTCTCTGAGAGCGAAGCGAGGCCAAGAGGGCCTGAGACGCTAGTCTCTTCTTCTTTATTACTTCTTCTTTCTTTAATATTACTTTTGCAACTAATAGGTATAATCAATGCCATTTTAAATCCCTTTCAATATAATTCAATTCAATGTGCTACTAATGTATTTAAGTATAACATAAAAAAACCGCTTCAAATGGCGGTTTTTTGATCAATCTTACCAAAGTGTTTGTTCAAAAATTCCTGCTCTTTATCACTGCATAAACCATAAGTTATAATCTTACGTTGTATTTTGCGACAAGCATTCACGACATCCGCACGATCATTCAGAGGCCATACGGTGGTGATAAATGGAAATTTTAGACTCTTTTCTGTGTGTTTCATCTTAATATTTAACCTTAAGGTGCCAGTTTTTTCGCTGGTGTGTGTATGTGTTAAATACTATTGTAGCAGATGTTAACGGCACAGCCAAGGATGTCATCGCCCAGAATTTTTGCCGTTTCATACGGGCAGATTGGGGAATCTCCAAATGACTAAATTGGGTCTGCTACCCTAATCTATCAGATGAAACAATAATGGCTGGCACTTCATTAGATTCTTTAGCACGTAGGATTTCTTGTACGTGCTGTAAGTAGATTGGGCTCCACGAACCTTTTGTAATAAATCCTTTTAGAATACAGTTAACAAAGCCATAAATGGTCTGTTCATCAAAGCCAGCGGCTTCAACTTTAAGG